TTGTAAAACATTATATGTCAAATTTTAATGAAGAAAATCAAACATATTCACAAAATCCTTATACAGCAGGATATTTTAATACAACATCTGCTATTAATGCAGTACAATTTAAGATGGCTTCTGGCAACATAGATGCTGGAAAAATCAAACTCTATGGAATTAAGGATAGCTAATGAGTATTGTAAAATTAAATAATCAAGGTGTAAAGAACGCAACTGCTTTTGGTTCTATAACAGGATTAGGCAGTATGGTATTTATTAAAAAGCTAACAGCATCATCTTCTTCTACTTTATCTTTTGTTGATGGTGCAAGTGGTGTGGTGCTAGATGATACTTATAAAGAATATGTATTTATGTTTAATAATGTTCATGCTTCTGCTGGTGGAGTATCTGTTTATTTACAATTTCAAGGAAGTACAAATAGTGGAAGTAGTTATGGAGTTAATATAACAAGCACATACTTTGATGCAATACATGGAGAAGATGGTGCTGGTGGTGCATTATCTTATCAAACTGCTTTTGATTTAGCACAAAGTACATCTTTTCAATCAATTGCAACTCTTTTAGGTGGAGATCCTGATAATGGTACTTGTGGAACTTTACATTTATTCAATCCATCATCAACCACATTCGTAAAACATTTTACTTGTACTATGAATCACCCAGCAGCATCTGATGAATCTAAAAATTCTTATATAGGTGGATATTTTAATACTACATCAGCAATAGATGCAATTCAGTTTAAATTAAGTACCAATAATTTGCAAACTGGAGATATTTGCCTTTATGGTATTGCTTAACAATTAACAATGGAGTATAAATAATTATGGCTAGACATCACAATATAAATGGGGTTCAAGTACCCTTTACAGCAGAAGAAGAAGCACAAAGAGATGCAGAAGAACAAGCATATTCTGATAGTGCTTTTGATCGTGCTATGGCAGATTTAAGAAGTAAAAGAGATAACCTTTTAAAAGCTAGTGATTGGGAAGTAATCATGGCAAAAGAAAAAGGTACAACATTATCTGCTGGATTTAAAACATATAGACAAGATTTACGAGATATTACAGATGGCTTAACAACTGTTGCAGATGTTGAAGGAGTTGTGTTTCCAACAAAGCCATAGTATAATAAGCTGTGGAAAAGAAACCTAAAAAATCTATACTAATTTGTATTCCTAGTTTTGATACAAAAATACATTTAGAAACTATATCATCAATTATTTCTATAAGAGATATACTATTACAAAATGGTATTGGTATTAGTATAATGTGGTTAAGAGATAGTTTAATAACAAGAGCAAGAAATAAACTAGTAAAACAATTTTTAGATACAGATCATACTCATTTATTTTTTATAGATGCAGATATAAGTTTTACACCAGATGATTTTATAAGAGTTTTAAATTTAAACAAACCAATATCAACAGCACCTTATCCTATTAAAAATGATAATAAGATTGAAGATGGAGATGCTGCTTTGGGTTGGTGTGTTAATTTTCCTTTAGGCAAATATAATTTTAAAGATAATGAAAATGGTTATAAACTTTGCGATTATGCAGGAACTGGTTTTATGTGTATTCAAAGAAATGTTTTTAAAACTATTTTAAAAAAATATCCTCAAATAGAATACCTTACAGAAGTTAATGTTGAAAAAGGAACAGGAATTAAAGAATATGCTTTCTTTGATTGTGGAATACAAGGGCAAGGTATTTTAGAGGATAAAGATAAAACTAGAAGATATTTATCAGAAGATTTTTATTTTTGTGCGTTGTGGCAACAATGTGGTGGCGAAATATGGACAGATATTACTAGCGAATTGAAACATATTGGTATAAAGACTTATGAAAGAAAACCGATAGCAAAAAGGTCTTATGAAAAAGAAAAAAGGTAATAGTGTTGTTTGGCACATTTATCATACTATTCTAGCAATAGAATTAGCTTTAGTTGTTGCCATAGAATTTACAGAACTTATGTTAAAACTATAACATGGATTCTTTTATACCTACACATTTAGCTAAAACAAAAGAAGAATTAATTGAAATAATATTAAAAAAAGATTTAGAAATTCAAAAATTAAACAATCTTAATAAATTTATAAAAAATAAATTAGACGAATCATTAAAAGGCAATATTACAATTGATCCGATAGTTAATAGGATCATTAAAAAACATTTAGACAGACACAAAGAGGGAATGGTTAATTTTGGAAAGACCATGAGTGATAATTCAAAACCATTTCAACATTGGGTAAAAGAGGCACAAGAGGAATCTATGGATTTTATCTTATATTTAGAAAAAACATTAAATAAGGAGTAAATACGCTAAAAACTTGCGATTTAAACTGCTTTAGAGCCTCGTAGAGAGGGGTTAAGAGTAAAATAGGTATAAAGGGGTTAATTAAATATTATGGCTAAAAAATTCAAAGATTTTGTTGTTAGAGATAAACCAGTTAAAAGAGGGATTCATAAAAAGAGTCAAAATAAAAATGAAAAAAGACAAAAAAGTCAAAAGAGATATAAAGGGCAAGGTAGATAATGCCTAAAGCTAAATTACCTGTTAATACAGCACATCAAAGAATTGACGATCATGAAAAATTATGCAGAATTATGCAAAATGAAACAAATAGAAAAATTAAAGAATTGAAAGTTCAAATGTGTAGATTAGAAAGAGTTGTACTTGGTATGATCGGTATGGTTGTATTAGGTATGGGTACAATAATAATAGAATTATTTGGGAGGATTTAATTATGGATTTAAGTAAGCATTTTAAATTAGAAGAATTTGAAAAAAGTATGACAGCAACTCGTAAGGGAATAAAGAATAAAGCTGGTGCTGGAGAAATTAAAAGTTTAGGAGATTTATGTTATGAATGTCTTGAGCCTATGAGGGCACATTTTGATAAGCCAGTTACTATTACAAGTGGCTATCGTTCAGAAGCACTTTGCGAAGCTATCGGTAGTAAAAAAACCAGTCAGCACACCAAAGGTCAAGCCGCAGACCTAGAGATAAATGGTGTACCTAATATTAAGATTGCTTATTGGCTTTCTAATAACGTAGATTTTGATCAATTAATTCTCGAGTACTTTGACAAAAATGATCCATCAGGTGGGTGGATTCATATTAGTTATAATGAAAAAGGTAATAATAGAAAGCAAGTCTTAACATTTGATGGTGATAAATATGAAAATGGATTACCAGATATGGAATGGAAAGATGGCAAAGTGGTAGGTTCATAATGTGGTTTAGTTTAGCAAAAATGGCATTGAGTACAGGTGCAAAAGTATATTCAAATAAGCAAAAGCAAAAAGAAGCTATGTCACAAGCTGCACTTTATACAGCAGAAAAAATGGCTCGTGGAGAAACAGAATACCAGGGCAAACTTTTAGAAAGCAGAGATAAAGATTACAAAGATGAATTTGTTCTTATAATACTTTCTGCCCCAATAATTGTACTCGCATGGGCAGTTTTCAGTGACGATCCAGCTATGATGGATAAGATAGAATTATTTTTTCATCACTTCGGTAATCTTCCTGTATGGTTTCAAACTTTATGGATTACAGTAGTTGCTAGTATTTTTGGTATTAAAGGTACGCAAATATTTAGAAATGGCAGTCCCAAAGGTAAGTAAGAATGACAAAATGGGCATTAGTATTAATTATATGCTCTTTTCAATCTAATACTTGTCTTCCACGATTTGAATATCCTATAAAATATAATGATGAATATGATTGTATGGTAGCTGGTTATAAACAATCACTTTTAAAAACAGAAGAAATCGGAAGAAAAGAAATCAATGAATATAACATTTATATTAAGTTTGGTTGTAGTCCTGTTGACATTATATAAAAACTTTCATACCATATATAGTGTATGACTAAAAAAATTTTAAAAGTTTTAGTAATAGGAGATACACACGACTCTCCAGATATTCCAGATAAAAGTAGATTTGGTTGGTTTGCCAAACATATCAGAAAATCAAAACCAGACATAGTAGTTCAGATAGGAGATTTTGTAACTTTAGATAGTTGTACTCATTACATTCGTGATGATAGCTATACTGCTAAAATTGAAAAGCCTATTTTTATGAAAGATATGGAATCAATGGATTCTGCTATGGAAGAATTTAATTATCATTTAAAAGATTTTAAAATTAAAAAATATTTAACATTAGGTAATCACGAAAAAAGAATGTTTCGTAAAGAAGATAGTAACCCTACTTTTTATGGAATGTGTCAGAAAGAATTTTTTGGAAACTGTAAGAAGTATGATTGGCAAGTTATACCTTATGGAAAGTATTTGATGTTAGGTGGTGTTGGTTTTATTCATGCACCCATAAATCCTATGGGTAAAGAATATGGTGGCGAGGCTAGTGAAAGACAAGTAGCAAACAAATCTAAAATAGATATTGTTTTTGGTCATAGTCATAGAGCACAAGATAATAGAGTTGCAAAGATAAGCCCTATTCCAAATGACTTTACAAGAATTATAAATGTTGGTTGTGCTATGCCACATAATCATATTGAGAGTTATGCTAAACACAGTTTGACTGGTTGGACTTATCAAGTATGCGAATTAAAAATTTGGGATAATCATATACAAGAAGTAAATAATATTTCTATGGAAACTTTGGAGAGAGAATATGGCGGAAAAAAGTCTAAATGATATTTATAGAGATATAGAAAACGAAGTAGAAGAAGATTGTTTTGATAGAGAAGATATAAGATTAAAAGATCAAGAACCTTATGCCATAGTAGGTAAATCAATGAGTGGCAATATAATATTAAAAGTTGGAGATGAGTTAGGTTATGATGTTACAAAGTCTTTAACCTTTCCAGAAGCATTAAAATTAATTAATGAATTGACTGTTGCTGTTATTAACCGATATGCAAAATGAGTTTCATTAATCCTGAACTAAAATCTATCAAATATAGAAAAAGAAAAATTAAAATTGTTTATAAAAATCTAGATGATTGTTATGGATTATATGATCCTAATAAACAAAAATTATACTTTGACCAAAACATAAAAGGCGAAAGATTATTCAATACTTTTTATCACGAATTATTCCATGTGATTTGTTATAATGATGGTATAGATGTTAATCAAAGAGGAGAAGAACCCATAGCCCAAGCAGTAGGAGATGGTTACACAAGAATCTTTAAACAGAATCCCAAACTATGGGATATTTTGCAAGACTGTTTATATAGTTAGTCTTATAAATATTTTCTATTTTTAATATAATTTTTTATATGCTTTAAGTCTTTAAATTTTTCTTTATCATAACAAGGTAAAAACATACGAAATAAAGCATTAGATAATTTTTTATTCATTCTAGATAAAGACCAATCACCTAATTTTGGATAAGTTTTATTATATTTAGCACTAAATATTTCATTACCAAAAATAATTTCATAATTATCAGAATTTTTAAATATTTTTTTAATTACTTTCATTATGACTCCTTTCTTTTGTTAAAATATTTATCCCAAAACAAATCATCATCTTTTTCTCTAGCATAATCTGTTTTTTCTTTTTGCTCTTTAGTTATAAAACCAGCAAGAACAAAATTAGTAGTCATTTCTTCAAATGGCATTTGATCATTAATTTCCCAGAACACAATATCATTTTCAATATATGCACTTTGAAAATTTTTCTGAACTTGTTCTAGGGTTTGATGTTCTTCAAACTTTATTTCTTTATCTCTTTCCAATCTTTCTATTATTTTTTCCATTCTCATATTTATTCTCCTATTTAGTTATTTATATTTTAAAATTTTCCCAATGATCTTTAAATCCTAGAGAAAGTAATTCAGATTTTACTTTTTCATAAAATCTTTTAACACTCATAGTGTACGCAACACTTCCCTCTCCACTACTATCAGGTTCATCAAAAAATTTATTTACTTCATTAAATATAATTTCAGCACCCTCATTATCCAAAGGTTCAGATATTTTTTTATTTAATGGAAAATCATTATGTTCTTTAATGAATTTATTTATATTTTTTATAGTCATATTATTTCTCCTTTTTTTAGTTAATAATTAATATTATATATTATTATAAAATAATTAAAACCATTATTAATTGTTGGTACTAAAGGCTTATTTAACCTATTTTTTCTATTCTCATATTATATGTCCTTCCCCCAGTAATTAACTCTTTTAACAGGATATTTAGAACCAGCTTTGGTTTTTTCTATATGATATATTTCTTTTTCTTTTTTCAAATATCTTTCTAATGATAAATCAATTACAATACCTGAAATATCACAAGCCCAACATCTACCATATTCTTTTCTATTAAAAGCATCGTCATTATTATCTGTAATACGATATTCTAAAATAGTAAATTCCTTGTAATCTTTTAAAGTTTCTACAATATCTTTATAAGTAAAAAATTTAAAAGTGTTGCTAAAAGTTAATAACTCTTTTTCAAAAGCTGGTTTGTCAAAAGGATTAAATTTAATTGTTTCCTTTTTTGCAAACTTATCTCTCATATCATATAAGTGTTCTTTAGTTGGATTATTTAAAATTTTTCTTAATAACTCATCAGTATAAATAAACTTTACTCTTATTTCTCTACCTAATTTTGTCATATTATACTTCCTTTCTTTTTTTTATCATTTTATTTTTGAGTTTGGTGCATTAAATTTGTGTATATGTTTTTCAACTATTGAAAAAGACACACCAACTATTTTATGTCTTTTACTTCTCTTTTCACCTTTTGCTGAATGGTATCTATTAACCCACATATTTTGAGGAACAATAGACCATCTTAACTTTCTTTTTTCCATGTCTTTTTTAATAGATGTTTTTAATTCAAAACCTTTTTTTCTTCTTTTAGAATTTTTTAATCTTTGTTTTTCTCTTTGTTTTTTATCTGTCCAGTATAAAATAGTTGCTTGTGATACATTAAAATGTTTTGCAAGATCATCTAATGTTTTTCCTTGATTTCTAAGGACATTAATTTCTTCAATGTCCCTAGAATTTAGTTTGTATCTCTTATCAATAGAGATTAATTTATTATTAATTGTCATTAATTTATTAACCCTGATAAAGAAACAGAATAAGGTTTTCCATCAACCCATTCCATATAATAACCAGTAGCATCACCACCTTTAGAGTTATACTTTTCTACTAGTTTATTATTTAGATTAAATAAGGCTTGAAGATATTTTTTCTTCTCGCCAATTATTTCATCATTTTGTACTTTTTCCCAAAAGCTAACAACCTCTGATTTAATTGCTTCCATTGTAAATGTAAGAGCAAATTCTGAAGGTCTTCCATAATGTTCTTCTAATTTAATTATGTCCATTATATCATCTCCCAGTTTTGGTTAGTTTCTTTTGAATAAGTTTTAACTGATAAATTCCAAAGATTCCAAGCATCAGAATTATTTTTAAAACCATATTCATTTGCAAAGTCCATAGATGAACTATGTTGAATTGTAGGTCTTAATCCATATTTTTTTAAAATATTTACTAGACCTTTTACTGTTCCTGAAGTTTTAGTAGCAGCACCAACAGAAACTTTTATTTTTCCATTAACAGCTTCTAAAAACTTTATTTTTTTATTTAACATTTTTTATCTCCTATTTAGTTATTTAGTTAATAGAGATATTATATATTATTATAAAATAATAAAAACAATTATTTTAATTAATTTGTTACGGAACTAAAGGCTTATTTAACCTATTTTTTATTAATTAGGTATCTAGCCGAACTTTCTTCTGTTATTCGCATATCTTTTAAAGCAATTAAATTATTATAATAATCTTTAGAAAGGGTAAAATCCTTTTCAGCTTGTGTATAAGCTATTAACCATTCCTTATATTTTGTTTGTCTGTATGCTTCATCAGTTAATTCAGTTTGACTAATCTTATCGTGGTTTAATCTTAATTCGTTTTTAAGTTTAGCCAATATAATCTTTTCAGACTTTTCTAATTTTCTATATCTAAAAAGTGTTTCTGCTTTTTTCTCTGATGCTTCTTGTAGTTTATTAAATGTATCTTCTGTGTTTAATACAAAAGTTTTATGATTGTCCATGTTTTCTCCTTTTTTTTGTTATTACTTAAATTTAGAGTACAGCTTTCTTAATCAACTATTAATAGTTTCTATTAACTCTAAATATTTTTAATTAGAACTTATTTAATATTATTATTACTATTATCAGTTCTAACTATTTCTCGTTGTACTCCACGATATTCACTAGCTTTTTGACTAGCGATTGGAGTTACTTTTCCAAAAGTTTGTATGCTTTTAACATACTCATTATGCTTTTGGTCAAGTGTATCAACGAGTAGTCTTATTTTCTCGTTTAACATCTTTTTCCTCTATGGTTGCCCTTATACCATTTGGCAAACTTTTTGATACCTCTATAATAAAGGGTTCAACTTTTTCTTCACTCTCCCATTCGAGAGAATTAATAAATTCATTGTTATCATATTTCCATAGTTTTATCAAGTATTTCATTACAACCTTTAATAGAGTATATGGGGCAATAATATTTATATTATTTAACCCCACAAATACCATACTAAAAGTTGATGTCGTCATCAAGGTAATTATTATCTTGTTGTGCAACTTGTTCTTTAGTTGGATAATTAATATCTCTATTAGAAACACCACCTTTATCTTCTCTAGGAACATGATTTGATATTTTTAAATGTGGGTTTGGTTTTCCATCTTTTTGATTTGTGGAATTACCCCAAAATGTCATATCAATTTTAGTTCCTGCTTTAATGACTATATCTTCTTTGACAGTAAATCCATTCCAACTAAATGTAGGTGCTTTAGGATTATCACTCTCAACTTTATAAACATTAAAGTATATTGGTTTCTCTAGCATTTTTTCCTCCTTTTTTATTGTTTGTTTAACATATTCGTCATATTCTTTACGAATTTCTTTATCCTTTTCAAATGTATCTTCATAAGCTATTTCTTTATTTAGTTTAAATTCAAGATAGCTAATAAGCATTTAATATACATTAGAACCCGAGTACCTTTTTTTCTTTTTAGGCTCTAAAAGAAGTATTTTTTTATTAACTATTTCAATTTTTTCCCAAATGTCAGTTTGAAGATTGACTAACGCATCTCTTTCTCCATAAAGCCCACATCTGATTTTAAAAATTTCAAGTTTTTTTTCATCATTGATAGTATTATTAACTACTATTTTAGGTATATCTGTCATCTATTCCTCTGTTGTATCAATAGTTATATTGCAAGTTACTTTACCACAAAATTGATGACCACCATCTTCTTGTAAGTTTTCTAAAAATTTAGATAAAGTTTTTGATTGAATACCATCATTAAATTTAAACTCATGTAATGTAGCATCCTTTTTTTCCTTATCATTTTTACCATATTGTGTTCCTGTAACTTTTATATTTGCTTCTTCTATAAACATTTTATTTCTCCTTTTTTGTTATTAACTAAAATCACTCATTTGTTGTCTTACTTTATCCCAAGGGTTTTCAGTAAATTTTTGGAAATAAAACTTACCACTACTTTCTTTTGATTGACATTTAACCCAAATACTAGGTAGATCATATAAATGCCTACCTATACCAAATGATACTGCGGCTCTTTTAAGACTATCTGAAATAGCACCTTTATCAGCTTCAAATTGTGTATCTCCTGCACCATCAGATCGCCATACCCATTTATCATCTAGGAATAAACCTAAATGGCAAATAGTTTTAGCACCAAACACTTCATGTTTGCACTGCCAACCAGAACCCATAACTTCATTAAGTCTATCTTGAACTTGACGAACATTAATGTAAGCAAGTGCCATTCCTGCAGTTCCATCTTTAGTTAATCTCTGAACTCTCCATTGAATATCTTTCTCTGGAAATTTTTGAGATAATTTAAACATTATATCTTCTGTTTTATTTACTGATATTTTTGCCATACTTTTTCTGCCTCCTGTTTTATGTTAAGATCCCACGCATAAGGGTTAGGATCGGTATTTAAAGGAGTAATTTTAATTGCCTCCTCTAAATTGTTATTACACTTTATAATATAATTCTCTAAAGATTTAAAGTGATTAAATATTTCTTTATAGCCATTTTCTATATCGCTTTCATTTAATTCATAAAACATTGTTTTTTTTGGTGTTGCGTATAACAATGCAGTAGGTTTATTATATAATTTTGAATATAAAGCCTGTTGTCTTAAATGATCTGCTTTCGGATAACTTGGCATTCTCATTGTAGATTTAGCATCAACAATAATATTTTCAAATTCAAAATCGGTAAAACATCTAATTGGATATTTTAATCCATCTAGTTTTTTAACCATTTCTGCTTGATAGCCTACTATATCTCTTAATTGCCTTTCATATAATACTTTTTCAAATTGTTTAGCACATTCAATAGCATTATCTATTTCTTTTTCAGCATCTAAATATTTAAACTTTTTAAATCTATGTTTAATTAATTTAGCAAATGCCTTATCATCTCTTTGTTGCATACCTCTTTTAATTTTATAATAAGCACCAAACTCTGATAAATTACCTCTTGTCATTGAAGCGTTACTAGGACTTCTTAATTTTAATCCATAAGTACATAACCATTCACAAGGACTTTTAGAAAATTTAGTAACTGAACTAAAGCTATGTTTAAAATCTTCTTTAATGATTTCCATGAGAAAACTCCTTTATTATTTTTTTCTTAACTTTTTCAAGCATTTCATGAAAAGATTTTTCTTTTTCTTCATTATTATTTATATTTATAAAATCATTAGAAACTACTGTTAAAAAATGATCTATGTGCATATCTCCAAACCTAATATTAGCTTTTTTAGAATCGGAATATCTTGTTTGATTTAAAAATTCCAAAGTATCAGAACGAATTGCTCTTTTATCAACAATACTTTGTAACTTTAATATTTGATCTAGTGTCATTACTTATCTCCTTTTCCTGTTATTATTTTTGCTCTAAATGTATCTAACCACGCATTATGTTCTCTCCATGTCTTGTGAGGTTTAGGTTGTTTTTCTTTAGCCCATATTTTTTTCATTTCTTCTTTATGCTCTTTCATAGAATTACCAACACCCTCCCAAACTTCTTCTTTTTTAATCTTCTTTTTTTTCAGAGGCATTATAATATCCTGTATGAGTTTTTAAAACTTCTACATCATCAATTAATATAGATTGAACTTTGTTATTAACTTTCATCAAAGATTTTAATTCTTCAATTTCTTCTTTTGCAGAAGTTATTTCTTTATCAAATAATTCTTTTTCTTCGTTAGTAAGTTGTAAAGCCATGTTTCTCCTTTTTTGTTATGTTTTAGTTATATATTATTTGAGCTTAAAGTAAAATTATTTATTCATTTTCCTCCTTTTCTTTAATTTTAGCACCCTCTGGTAATTGTACTGTTAAATTAACTTCTTCTAATTTAAACCCATCTAACACTCTATCTAGTAACTTTTTATTAGCATTGGAACTTGTGTATCTAACATTAACATTACTCATATATTCACTATATTTTTGCATCTTCTTACAAACTTCCATAGCAAATTTTATAAGTTTATCAAAGTGTTCTGGATTTAATTTTGCACTTTCTGAATTAGTATCAATAGCCCTTAATGTATTTTTAATTTCATCAATTAAGCCTACTGTATATTCATCTCCCTCTATTCTATTAATAAATTTATTAAGATGACTTTGCAATCCACTTAACTGTGTTGCTAATAAACTTTCATTTTCCTTATCACTCATGTTGCTCCTTTATTTTTCTGTTATTTTTTTTATTAGTCTGCCAATTTCATTATCTTTTTCCATAATTTCAATTTGATGATTTTCTTTTTCAATAGCCATATTTTTTTTTAATTCATATATTTTTTTATCCAATTTTAAAATATGAATCCTTAAATCGCCATTTGTTTGTCTGTGTATTTTTTCTAAACCATCTAAATTTTTAACTTTTTTGTTAAGTTCATCTATTTGTCTAGTTAAATCTAAAGAACCTCTATCATCTGATATAGGAACAACTTCATTTTCATAAGTTTTATCTTCATCTAACATAATAAATTATACCATAAATTATCTTAAAATAGAATACCCATAATCTTCCATACATTTTTTAACAAATACTGTTTGGTCAGATATACCAAGTGTTTTAATTATTATACCAGTATTTTGACTGTGAATATATCTACAAGCCTGTAAATCTTTCCAATAATTTCCTGCAATAACATCTCCATTATGTTTATCTTTAGATGTTTCTGGATTAATTAAAGGTTTATAGGTAGAGCAATTTGTTAAAAATAAACAAAATATTATTATTAATAATTTATTTATCATCTATTGCTCCTTGTTGCATTTGTTTTAACCAAGCCACACAAGATTCATTGCCACCTATTGACATAAATTGTGTAGGATCATTTGTTTCAAAAGTATGACATTTAACCACCTCTTTACTTGCTTCTCCATATTCATCAAAAAATTGTTTTGCACAGTCTTGTAATGTATCTCCAGTAAAAGATTTACTTCTACCTGTTAGTGTTATTTCTAATTGTACCATATTGTTCTCCTTTTTTTGTTATTTTTGGTTTCCACACATTAACAATCTTTGATTTAATAGGCTTATTTTTTTTAGCCAATTTAATTAAATTAAAGACATTAATCTTTTTCAACATTTTGCTCCTTGTTAATTTGTATAATTGGGTGATGTTTTTGATTCCACATTTCTACATCAATAATTTCTAATACATCTCTAGGATTAGTATTAAAAAATACACAACATTGTCTAAACTTAAATAATCCCAAACCATTAGCACCACTTTCATACTTTTGAACTTGCTGAAAACTTACTCCAAGATGTCTTGCTAATTTAGTTTGCGTGACTACCATTGTTCTACCAGTTAATGGATTAATTTTTGTTTTTGATAATCTAGTTCTTTTTAACCATTTACCAACTTCTTTTTCAAATAAAACTTGTTCTTTTGTTCTATCAATTTTATTATTTAGATTTGTCATCTTTATCCTTTTCCTTTTTAGTTAGTTTATCAACTTTCTTTTTTAATTGTACTATTGTAAATTTAGGCTTTTTAATTGGTTGTTTATTAAGGTCAGGGAAGTGTTTATCCAACTCTGAATTACTCATAATAAAATGTGCATTAAGCATATTTATTGATTCTTTAACTTGTAGTATTAACTTTTGATGGTTTTCTATATCTTTCATATAAGCAGTCATAGAAGCAAACCAAGTTTCCATATCTGCACGAACTCTTAATAACCTTTCATCAATATCGGTATTTCTTTTTTGTTTATTAAAAAGATTAATAACTAGTAATATAATTAATGTTACTATCAAATACTCCATTATTTAGCTTTCATATGTGGTTCTAGTATTATCAATATAGAGTTAGGCAAACTTCTTTTTTCTTTGTCTGCTTTTTCCTTGAGTATATCAAATTGTTTTTCTGTTACAGGAATCTGCAACATCTTCATTTTTTCTTTAGTTTTAGTGTTCATGTTTCTCCTTTTTTATTATTAGTGATTTTTTTATATTATTTTTAATTAAAAGTAAATAATTTTTAATAATAGAGATAGGTGGAACTAACACAGTCAGGAGATTGCAAGGATTTGCGTATCTGTTGAACTGCTGGGGTATTACTACTAACCAATTCCACCTATCAAGAATAGGAGGATTGATCACTCCTGAAAATTTTTTATACACTATATTGTTTTTACTTTCAAGTAAATCTTTTAGTGAGGAAGTATTCTCAAGGTTTAAGGAGCTAAAGACCTCCCTCACTATTCTACTTACATAGAATTTTATTTTAATTATTTTCAATAGGTACATTAGTTATTTCCAATTTATGTATATCATACTGATCTTTTTCATGA